CTTGGAGCTTTATGATGCTTACGGGGCAAGACTCTCCTGCCGTTAACAACTTTGCGTCTGCCGTGGGTTTTTACTTGTTCGGTGATCGCACCCTGTTCTACGCACAAAAGAAATGAAAGAAAATTGGAAGCAAGCGTTTGAGCAGATGTTGGCTTCAGAAGGCGGGTTTACGGACGACGAGCGTGATAAAGGCAACAAGCTGCCAGATGGTCGTAAAGGATCGACCATGCTCGGAGTGACGCAATTCAATTGGGAAAACCATATTGGGCATCAAGTTACTCACGAGCAAATGCGCAAGCTGACCGCTGATGATGTTGAACCCCTGTACAAGAAGAAGTATTGGGATGTTGTTCGTGCTGACGAGCTACCCTCTGGCATTGACTATTTAATCTTCGATATGGGCGTAAACGCCGGTCCGGGTCGTTCGATCAAGCTATTACAGGCTGTTGTGGGCGTGACACCTGATGGTGGTTTAGGACCGATCTCAATGGCTGCTGTCTTAGCTGCTGACCCTGTTGAGCTGATCGAAAAGTTTAGCCAAGCCAAAGAAGAGTTCTACCGTGGGCTTGATGATTTTCCTGTCCACGGCAAAGGATGGCTAAACAGGGTTGCTTCGGTAAAAGTTAAAGCTACCACAATGCTTGGATAGAGGGTAAAATGTCAGACAAAGCGCTTTGGGATAAAACGCACTCAAAAATACACATTTTGTGGGTAGCGCTATGACTGCAAGTTTTGTCCTCACCTATGACAGCCTGATCTCGACTATCGAACAGTATCTTGAGCGTAATGACGCCGCTGTTGTCGATCAAATCCCCACATTTATTACACTTGCCGAGTTCGAGATTGCTCAGCAGATCAAGACGCTTGGTCAGATTGAGGTCGCCCAAGGTGTTATGTCTGTTGGGAACCCCATCATCCAGAAGCCTGCTCGGTGGCGCAAGACTGTGTCGATGTCAGTTACCTCTGGTGGTGAGAAGACACCCGTCTTCCTACGCAAGTATGAGTATTTGACCAATTACAACGCCGAAAGCCCAAGCGGATTGCCACTGTATTACGGCGACTACGACTACGACAACTGGTATGTCGCCCCGATCCCTGATCAGGCGTATGCGTTTGAGGTGCTTATTTATCAGCGATTGCAGCCCCTGTCGACGGCAAATCAGACGAACTGGATCACGAACAACGCACCGAATGCGATGTTATTTGGCGCTTTACTTCAGGCAGTGATTTACCTGAAGGACGACGCTCGTCAGATATTCCAACAAAAATACGACATGGCGATGCAGGCGCTCAAGGCTGAAGATGTTACCCGTGTCGGTGATCGCTCAGCGATTGCTGTGGATTCCTAGAGGCAACCATGACCAATACTTATGTCAACCCAATAACAGGTCAGACCATCAATCCGAGTCAGATCGGATACGAAGAGCTGACAATCTCCACGAACACAGCGCTTGACTGGCCCATTAACGGAACGGTCAATCAGTATGTTGTAGCATCGATCATCCAGATTACAGCGACCGTTGCTTCTCTAGAGGTGGCGCTCCCATCTGCGCTACAGGTCAGTACAGGACAGAGCGTACTGATTCAGAACGTCGGTTCAAACACATTTACTGTTACAGACATCTCTGGCAATACGATTGCTTCGATTGCTTCTGGGATCGCTGAATATATTTTTCTGACAGACAATTCTACCGATGATGGCACTTGGTCTACTGTTACCTTTGGCGCAGGAACATCATCAGCAAATGCATCCGCATTGGCAGGCTATGGACTGTTAGCCATCGGTGCGCAGCTTAATCAAGAATATGAAGAGAGCACATTATCCGTCAGCACTGTATTAACTAGCGCCAACCGCGCACAGTTCTTAGTGTGGACAGGCGGAGTAGGCACAATTACGATGCCTGTATCATCGACCGCAGGAAATGGTTGGTTTGTAATGGTGCGTAATGGCGGCTCTGGCGTATTGACACTCACGCCAAGTGGTACTGACACGATTGACACGCTTGCCACGCAACAGCTTCAGCCCACCGAGTCTCTCGTCATCGTCTCTAATGGCGTAGACGGTTACAGCACCTTTGCATATGGGCGTAGCAATACTTTTGCCTACACGCAACTTACAAAGAATGTGACGGGTGGTACAGATACTTTAAGCGCCGTAGAGTACGCCAATGTGGTTCAAGACTACACAGGTGCGCTTACATCTAATCAAATTATTGTTTTGCCTTCGACTGTGCAGATTTATTACATGCGAAATCAAACTTCGGGGTCATTTTCACTGACATTTAAGACTAGTGCTGTGAGTGGTGGTACGGTCAGCGTTCCGCAGGGTCAGACTTTGACGATTATATGCGATGGCACAAATGTGTATAACTCCTCGTCTGCAGCAGGTGGAACGCTCTCTAACCTTTCACTTACGCTTGCGCCGGGGTCTGCCGCATCCCCAGCACTAAACTTTACAGGCAACATAAATACAGGTATCTATCAGCCCACCAGTAATCAAGTTGCGATGTCGCTTAACGGCTCTAATGCGCTGACACTGACTACGGCTGGATTATTCGTCCCTGCAGGCGTGTCGGGAGGCACATTCTGATATGACAGCCAAGGTCATCTCGCTAAACATTAAGCCCGGCATTCAGCGTGACGGTACGCAGTTTGATGCGCCTGTTTATGTCGATGGCAGGTGGGTTCGTTTTCAGCGCGGTCGCCCACGAAAAATGGGTGGGTATCGTGGCATCTTTCAAAATGCGTCTGGTATTAGTAGAGGGATGATTAGTAGCTCTGAAGACGGACTAACCTATGTCTACTCTGGCTACAGCGCAGGGTTGCAGCAGTGGGTCACAGACAATGATAACGGCGTTGGATCTGGTCCGCAAAACATCTTATTTGCAGGCACTATTCTCACTGTAGGTACGCTTGTTGCAGGTAGCGCATACACCAACGGCTCATACACAAATGTGGCTTTAACAGGCGGGTCTGGGTCAAACGCCACTGCAAACATTACTGTTTCTGGCGGTGTCGTTGCCAGCGTTACGCTGACTTTTGGTGGCGTGAATTATGTTGTCGGTGATGTTCTGAGTGCCAACCCCGCAGATATTGGAGGCACTGGCTCTGGATTCTCTGTTACGGTCGCAACGACTAATCCAAATTACACCGCAAACAACAATACCTTATGGCAAATGGACATTGGTTTTGATTCTGGCGGGTCAGGCAATCAGACACTTGTAGCGCATCCCGGTCTTAATCTTTCGGACATCGACAACACGACGGACACTCCTGTTCTCATCGGTGACTTCCCTAGTGGGAATATGAGTAAGGTTGGTGTTTTTACCGCCACTGGCTCGATGGTGGTAGGTCCGCCAAGCGTTTTCACGATTGCTTCTATCAACGCACTGATCGCTATCGGTCAGACGGTCTCAGGTATTGGTATTACCGCTGGCACGACGGTGACAAATGTGGCTATTGGTTCAAGCACAACGACCGTGACTATCTCCACGACCGCTGGCACTGCGGGTACATTAACGCTCTCATTTGATAACAACATTAGCGTGTCTGGTGGCTGTGTAATGCTTCACCCGTACCTGTTTGTTTATGGGAACGATGGTCTGATTAAGAACTGCTCTGCTGGAAACTTTCAAGACTGGGTATCTGCGGATTCAAATGAGAACACGGTATCTGCAGGCAAGGTTGTCAAAGGTCTGCCAGTGCGAGGCGGTACAACATCGCCTTCAGGCATATTCTGGTCGCTTGATTCTGTAATCCGTGTCAGTTACGCTCCGCAAACGATAGGCACAAGCACGATCTACTGGCGATACGATATCGTCACGAGCCAGAGTTCTATCCTGTCTTCATCATCGGTCATTGAGTACGACGGCATCTTCTACTGGTGCGGCGTCGATCGCTTTCTTATGTACAACGGTGTGGTGCAAGAATTGACTAACACCATGAACACCAATCACTTCTTTGACAATCTTAATTACGCACAGCGCCAGAAGGTGTGGGCGTCCAAGGTTCCTCGTTGGGGCGAAATTTGGTGGTTCTACCCTCGTGGTGACGCAACGGAATGTACGGACGCAATTATTTATAACGTGCGTGAGAAGGTATGGTACGACGCAGGTGAGGCTCTTGGTGCTAATCGTTCTGCTGGCGTGTTTTCTGAAGTATTTCGCAAGCCAATTTGGGCTGGCAATGAAGAAAATAATTTTAATACCTACACTTTGTGGCAACACGAGTCAGGCACAAACCTAGTGAACTTAAGCCAAGAAACAGCAATTCAGAGTTACTTCGAGACAGATAGTCTAGGCTGGGTGAACGGCGGACCGAATCAGAATGACCCAATCGGCATGAACAACTGGATCAGGCTTGAGCGAGTGGAGCCTGACTTTGTTCAGTCAGAACAGATGAATCTATATGTCACAGGCAAGGGCTACGCAAGCGATGAGGATGTTGTAACGGGTCCGTACACCTTCGAGCCTGACACACTAAAGATCGACATGCGTGAGCAGCGGCGTGAGATGCGTCTACGGTTTGAGAGCAATATCGTGAATGGTAACTACGAGTGTGGTCTGAACCTGTTGTCCGCAGATGTTGGTGACATGAGAAGCACTGGAAATCCGTGATGACGCCAAAAACAGGAAAGGAAGCTCGTTTACTTGGTGTGCCACGATATTTTACTGGTATGCCATGCAAGCGTGGGCATTTGGCAGAGCGGTATGCTATGGGTGGGCATTGTATTGGCTGTGACAATACTCGCCTTAGACCAGCGGAGCAGCGCAAAAAAGCCGTCGATACATACTATCAAAACCACAAGCAAAAATGTATGGATGCCACAAAAATATGGAAAGAGAAATCTGGTAAAAGTAGTCAATACACTAAAACATCCCGTGCAAACAATCTGGGCAATATCAATTTCTTAAATAGAAAGCGATACGCATCAAAATTGCAAAGAACTCCAGCATGGTTGTCGCCAGAGCAATTGAAACAAATTAAAATGTTTTATCAAGAGGCGGCAGAGTTAACAAAATTGCTTGGCGAATGGTACGAGGTTGATCATATAGTCCCTTTGCAGGGTACAACAGTATCAGGTCTTCATGTGCCGTGGAATTTGCAAATATTGACAGCAAAAGAAAACTGCGTGAAGGGGAATCGGATTTGGTAACTTACGATCCCCGTGGACAGACTTGGGACTCATGGTGCGCCTTGATGGCTGAGCTATTTGCAGTCCAAGAGTTGGGTACGATGCCTGAGAATCGCTGGCATGAGTGGGGCGATGCTATGGCTGGGATTGGTTATTTTATGAGTTCTGGAGTCCCTGACACTCGTGCATTTGAGCGGTGGGAAGATTGGGCGGCATCGCTCGTTGGTATTATGAGCATACAATCATGAGCGAAAGCGGATACGAGGATGGGTTTGATCAAGTCGCTTCAGATGCTGCCGTTGATCCGATTACTAATCCGACTCTGCCAGCTATTGCCGCGCCAGCGCCTGCTGTTGTCGAGCCTGTTGCCCCACTCTCTGCTGTATCAGCCGCATACGCCCCACAGGCGCAGACAAACTCACCATATCGTATCGAAACAAGTGGCGGTAGTGGCGGCGGTGAGGGTGATGGTAGCCCTGAAGAGACGGTACTGTTAGGCCCGAGCGGTAATTTTGTAGCTAGTTTACGGCAAGGTGAAGACGGAA